CGACTACTGAGTTTGATTTAACAGTTGCTGGTACTACTTGGTTTAACTCTGAGTCAACAGCAACATATGGTTATGACAAATCATTCCCAGGTGGAACATATAACACTGTTGTAGTTGCTGAGTGTATCGCTAAGTAATATGAAATACGTTTGGTTTTCGTTGTGTTTCGCTTTGTTGTTAGGGGTGACTAATACCCATGCTCACGAGATGACTCCAACGTATCCCAAACTAGAGGCTAGTTATATTCCAGGGGTTCTAAAGACCCGAATGCATATATTTAATAGACGAGATGATGTTTCGTATTATGAGATAGGTGTGTTTGGCGAGGACTGGGAACCGATTCCATTTGTGACTTCTTATAAGTTGTTAAAAATGGATTACCTTGCTCATGCTGAAGTTGATATTTACATCAATGAACAGGATAAAGCAAGTGCTGAATATATATGCTCTAAGTCTAAATTACGCAAAGAGGATGTAGTATCATCGGCAATATCATCACGTATATGCTCGAGAATTAAATGATAAAAGTATTATTTCTTATGTTGATATCCTTTAATGTGTTTGCTAATAATGCTTTAAGTCTACAACTACCTAGTATGTCTAACAGTTATCAGTCTGATAAATTCAGGGCAGGCAACTTAGATTGTTCTAATGCTATTGGTGGCTCTACTAACCTAGAGTTTGGTATGACTGGTATTGTTAATAATGCTTTGGGTGAAGATCCTGGCAACGCCACATCAAAAGACGTAGGACTATATGCTAGGATTGTGATGCCCTTAAATGCGCCTAAAGAACGTATTAACTGTAACACCTTGTACAAACTAGAACTTAGAAAGAAACGTCTTGAGGTAATGCGACTTGAACAAGAACTAGCAGACCTTAGAAGACTTGGTATTCAAAACAGCTTTGAGAATTAATATGCTAATTTACGAAATAGTACTGATACCAGATTGCTGGTTGATGTTCCCATACTTATTATGCGTATAAGGAGATAGAATGGCAAACTTAGGCAAAGATTTAAATAAGATAGAACAAGCAAAAGAGAAGTTGGCGAATACTAACTTCAACATCCTTGGTTATAAACTAACCCCTACTCAATTAGGTATGGCATTTGCAGCACTCTCTACTGTCCTAGGAACTCTATATGGTGGATTCACTATGTATCAGAAGATAGACGGTATAGCAAACTTAGACATAGGTGCATATCAATCTAAGATGGCAGCAATGGACACTAAGATTGAGCAGGCATTAGATTACTCAAGAGACATCAAAAATGGTCTAAGAGATGATATACTGCGCATCGAGAAGGTTGTAGATCGTACTGAAGATGATGTTAATAACATTGAAGACAAGGTAAGAACCTTAATCGATGATGCAGAGGTTAGGTTTGAAACGAAACGTGATCAGTTAAGAACATCAAATAAAGCAGACATTAAAGAATTGGAAGAACGGTTAAATGCTAAAGTACAACGTGCTTTAGATAACCCATTAGCAAACTAAGGGTTTCGCCAGAAGTTCTTCACCCATACTACACGTCCGTCACGTTTAATTACAACTGAGTTACAGTATTGAGCAGAACCACGTTCTTCCATCTGTAATGTTTTAACGTAACAACTCTGAACACTGTCACACAAAACCGTGCCACTGCGCACAGATGAATCTACGTCCATTGTAATATAATCTGCCTTAGCAGAGTTAGATAGTAATAATAACCCTATCCATAATACAATCGCTATACCAGCACCTACTAATTTTCCTATTTTTGTTTCCATAATTTACTCCATACTTTTTGACAGAAATAGTTTCTATCTTGCTGTGTTATATAGAAGGCAAAGAATAGTATTGCCCCCATTAAAAATGACTCAAACATTAGATACAACCAGTTGGTTTCGGAAGTCCAGCAAACCTACAACCTTGCTTTCCTGGTCCATATGGAAATAACTCATAAAGGTATTTTGAATTGCCTTTATCCTTTCCCATAGTCTTTTTAATTTGCTTAGTCAATACTCTAACTGCTGGCGCTACTTGATATTCTTCATAGTAGTCACGTAGGAAGTTTAATACTTCCCAATGTTCTTCTGTTAATTCAATCTCATCTGACTTTGCCATTTCAATAGCGATTTCTTTATTCCATTCTTTAAGATCTACTAAGAAACCTTCTTCATCTACTTCTACACCTAATATCTGTGCCATACTCGTACTCCTATTTTGTGTCTAAATTTTTTAAATGAGTCGCAACCCATCTATATGCTCTTGGTGTTGGACAATTCATTTTCCACATTGTGAATGCCATCGTTGCTTGTTCTTTAATATTCATTATACTCTCTCTATTGTGAAGAGATACTTTCCAGCAACTTCTTCGGTTGAAATTAATTTATTACCTGTTTGATTACAAAATGCTTCTAAATCCTTTACTGACCCTGCATCTGTTGAAATAACTTCTAAGATTTGACCAGACTCCATTTTATTTAATGCTTTCTTAGTCTTTAATATTGGTAGTGGACAATTTAATCCACTTGCGTCTAACGTTTGATCTGCCATAAATTACTCCTTATTGATTATACCCAAAAAGGAGTCCCGAAGGACTCCTCAAATTAAGATATTATTATATCCTTATTTAGTAGTATCTACTGCTGGGAAGTTGTTATTACCTACCGTGTAGTATGAACGCTTTGAATAGTCATCATTACTAAACTCATCATCCATCTCTGTTACAAAGTTAGTAAACTCTTGCGAGTACCAACGTGGATCCCAGAAATCATAACTGTTATATGCAAAGATACCATTATCTTCTTGGTAACCATTCGAGTGATTACTATTCCAAGGTGTGTCCCAAGAATTGTTATTCCAGAATGCGTTTGCTGAACCGATTGTTAAAAGCACTGTTAATGCTGCGATTAAATTTTTCATTTAATTCTCCTAAATTTTACCAACTTAAAGAGGGTTGGTTTGCCTCACTTACTTCTATTTATACATTATAGATTTCTAATATTAGACTTTTCTAATGTATAGTTATATTATACTACGAAAGTGGGAAAAAGTAAAGTTTTTTAGGATTTAATATCTATCTGTTCTTGATAGTATTGGTGGATAGTGTCGATACAGTCCATAATATGATTATCACGTTTCTCTACGAACACTTGAGATGTACCATCAGCAACTGCTACGATGATAACGATTTGGTCAATGGGTGTTTTGGTTCTTTCTTCAAACATAACGCAGTATGCAGATGCTTGTTGAAAATAGGATCCAATCCATTCTTTCTTCTTAGGTTTTCCAGATGTCTTGTAATCAATAACGGAGAGCCGACCATCGTATTCGGCAATGCAGTCCACTCTACCAGCAACACCAAGATAACTAGACCACAAAGGTATTTCTTGCGCATAAACTTCTCCAATGTGTTCATCTAAGATAGGTTTGATAGAATTGAACATTGCCTTTTCATTAGGCATAAACTTACCGATGTCTAATTCATTATTAACATACTGCTCACACATCAAGTGAACGTTAGTGCCTTGTCTGGCTGCACGAGTAGAAACTTTATTTGCTTCTGCTTCACCGACCCTCGCCCTCCATTCAGCAATACCCTTTCTAGATAATATACTTAATACAGTTGTTATTGAGGGATAGTTACCTTTCGGTGTTATGTAATGACGTTTGCCATTAATCTGTTTAGTTTCTACCTCATCAAATTTAAAGTCTGTGTGTTGAAACATTACATATCACCCATATTATAATTACTTTTCTTATCAAGACCGTGCTTCTTTAAAATAGATTGCTTCTTTGCTTCTTTAACACTTCGACCACCAACCTTATCTGCAAGAGCAGATTGAGGATGTGCTTCAGCAATCCTTGAAAGGTTTTCTTTCCAACCATCATCAAGTTTTCCTTCTAACCCAGAACCAGATATGAATCCAGGCATCTTACTAAAGTGCGACTGAACATCTGGGTTGTCTATTAAGTATTGTTCCTTTTCTTCCCACGTCTGTGTGAGTGAATAGACTTCGTTTGTAGTGGTGTTCTTATATTCGTAAAGCATATTATGGTAGTGTTATGTCTATGTTTGTTACGATAGAGATTCTGAGATCGTCTGATTGCTGCATCGGGACTCTGTGCTCTAATGCTGCTGGGAAAATTATCATATCATTTTCCTCAACATTTGGCGACCATTCACATGCCATATAGCTAGTAGTTAAATCCTTACTCATAATATCTTGTTCTTGTGGATTGATACTGTCTGAATATTTATGATAGTGTCCAGGGTTCTCGAACTTAACAGGTATATGTTCCTGCTCATTAAACTTCAAATAATGTACGCATGAAAAAGATGACGGTAGGTGGGAGTGGGGTCGCATGCTCTGTCCAGTTTTACTCGCTGTGTAATTTGCGATATTAAATTCATAAAAAAATCTGCCAAGACTACCATATGTGTTATTAAAGAAATCGCCAAGGATTGTGTTATATATTAGGGTGAGTCGGGTAAAATCGATTGTTATAAAATCGTCATTACCTCTAGATCCAAATCCATGGTGCCAATCGGCGTCATTATAAGGAAACTGACTTCTTGTTGGACTTCTCTTATAATTTTCTGTTATATCATCAACAATTTTATCTTTATCAAATGATCTCGGGTCAACTTTAACCTTATACACAGGAAACCCGAATAATGTTTCTTTCTCAAACATAATAATCTCCTATTCTGGTGGTGTTCTTATATTCGTAAAGCATACGTCTATTTAGTTCCGTTGTTTAACTCAGAGGAATCCTTCGTATCCTCAGGCACACGTTTATACTCTATATCGGCAACAAGTTCTTTTAATCTTCTCTCATGCCTGCAGGGGTATAATAGGTTGATGAAAACGACTATTGCCATTATCACCATCCATATGTATGGGATGTATTCTTCTTTAATTAGTTCTGACATTTATTCACTTCCTTTACGTTATGAGAATCAACATCCCACATATAAACAACCAATCCAAAATATCCTAGAATAACCATACCGAATACATATTCACCCATACTTACCATCCTTTAAATTTTACTTCTTTAATTTTATATTTAGACAAATAATTTAACCCATCTAAGAACTTCTTTTCATTTTCTACTGATTTTTCACTTCCGTGAATATAATGAAAACTTTTAAACCCACTTATCCACTCTAATGAGAATTTATACTTTTGCATTACCTTTATCTTTTTGTAAGTGCGTTAGTATCTTATCGAGTAATACACTTATTTGAGACATTTCACTCTTTATCTCTTTATGTTCTTGTTTTATCGCTTTATCTAAATCTACGTTGTTCATTATCTATTCTCCAGTGATGATATTATAAACTTCTTTCCAATTCTTAGCAGTCTTAATGTTCACGTTAAGGTAATCCTTATTATGATCATGCTCCATCAGAATTCCTTCAAGTCCAAGATCTACACCAACCTCAGCATTCTCAGGTTTATCTTCAATCCAGTAACAGCCAGACCCACGATACTTCTTCAATGCATCATTCTTATCAGCACCAGTATCCAAAATAGTGAACTCCTCAAACACCGTGTCACCAAATACGTTCTTAAGGTTTTGGATTCTTAGGTTCTGAGCATTCTTATTGTTAGACTGAGAGGTAACAACGTGGAACACATAACCGTGTTCTTCGTGTAGTTTCCTTACATACTTAATAGCATCTTTGAACGGTGTTAAGAAGGCAATATCCGCACTCTCATTAAACGCACGAACACATTGCTTGGCATATGCCTTATCAATATCAAAGTGAACGTGGACCTGATACTCTTCAGGATTAACTGGGTTATCACCCTTACTTTTCATATATTCAGTAAAAGAATGCAACCAATCTAACAGCACTCCATCTACATCAGTAATAATTACTTTTTCATTCATTCATTTCTTCCCAAATCTTTATTAAAATATCGTCAGTCACCTTATCTATTTTACTCCACTTTATCACAGAAGTCAAACCCTTCGCTGATTGAATTTCCCTAAACACCTCACTACGAACTTGAGTGGGGAATGCTAAGATTATCTCCTTAATAGTTTTGACATCTTTAGCAGTTAGGATAAACTTCTTATCATCGTCAGTAGTAACTGAACTAACCTTTCTTAATTTCTTTGCTTTAATCACACCCTCTAATGTTTGAGAGTCTTCAATCTTTCCGAACTGAGTCCACATCGGCATACCTTTAAACGATGGACCATAGTCTAAACTATCAGATGGACCACCATCATAAAAATCATCACTTACTGTATAATTCATTGGTCACCTACCGTAAGAGCAACTGTACCAACAACGATACCAAATACAAATAATAATGACATCAAATCACCACCAGATAAACTCACAATCTTAGCAGCACCAGCAGTAACCAAAACGACACCACCAACAACCCTAATCATTTTTCTAAATAATTCACTCATTATAACTCCTCCTCAATTAACCATTCAACAGTAGTGCCAGTATCTTTCTCTCGAATCAATTCGCCTTCCCAAACCTTATCCTCATCGATTCGACGATTATTGTCAAGGAATGCGCCGACATCACCAGCATACAATTCTTCAATTTGATTAACATCTTCATCAGTCAATTTAGTATCAACATCATACCATTCAACAGAACTCTTATACTCAACTCTAACCAATTTATAACTCATTATTTCCTCCTCTATTCACAAACCATTCACCAATTGCAGCAGGGTTTCGATTCTTTCTAAACTCCATTACAAAGTCAGACATCTGAGTCAATATCATATCATCATCTTTCTCAACATCGACTCCACCAATAACATCATTGCGGATAAAGTATTTCGCCTCACCACGTGTAACGACTTCATATAAAAACTCACCAACCTTAACCACGGAGAGCAATTTCTTCTTTAAGTAACTGGTCAGGACCATCATAACCTTTCTTTAACCAAGCAGTTAAGAATTCTTTATTTTTAGCATCAATAGTCTTATCTGCTTTAACTCTTTTAATTTCTTTATTAATTATTTTCTTGTTCATAACATACTCCTTTATTAATCAACCTTATACCACCTATTATACCCTAAACTGCAGGAATAGGTGGCTAATTACCCACGTTTATAAAAGGGTCATAATACACCAAAATGCTTTCTTAGTGTTTTCCAAGCATTAGCATCTTCTTCAGACATAATTTGTATGAACTCTAGATCGTCAATTTCAGAATACTTAACAACCATATCCTTTTCAAAATCAACTGTACCATCTTCATTAATAGGATGAAGACCCTGAGCATCAGCAAATGAACCGACACTCTCTAAATATGTATTGAACTCATCTGGATTTTTTAATTTATATTTCATATATTCTCCTCTTAGTTGTTTCTATAAATTGGGATAGGTATTCCACCATCATTACAAGTTGACTCATCTTCTTCTGCTTCTTTTTCTTCTTTAGCATAAACAAGTTCTTCAACACTACAAACAAATCGGTCACGTTCAAGTTCTTCAGAAGAACCATCCTCAACCTCTTCCATCATCATTGAAAATAAATCAACAATCTCACCACCCAATTCTGGGTTCTTTTTAATAATATCTAAACTAAATTTTCTTAAATCATCCACAACATACTCCTTTATTAATCAACCTTATACCACCTATTATACCCTAAACTGCAGGAATAGGTGGCTAATTTCATAAATAAACCCACCTTTATAATAGGGTTATAGAATATCAGCAGACGATTTATCAAGTCTTATCTCAATGAAGATTGGTAGGAATAACGATTTAGTGTTACAGTTCTTATCTTGGATAATCTCATTATACTTAACGGTGATGATTTTACCTACAATATCTTCAGGTAACATCTTCCTATCTTCATCATTGAATCCAGAACCGACATTAACTTCAACACCACCATCAGCAGACACAACCGTTACACTTCCCATTAATCCTTTAATTCTACCCGTACCTTCATTCCAAGCAGTAACTAATAGGTCTGCTTCAAGTTCTACTTTCATTTTAACTTGACCTTTAGAACGTTTATCTTCCCAGATAGAATTCATATTCTTAACGATAACACCTTCTTCACCTTGTGCTAATGACTCTTTAAATAGAATCTGTACCTCTGGCATATCTTCAGCATTATAATTATCAACTATCCTTACCTTATCGTCAAGTTCAATTAATGCTAACGATGCAAACCTTTCTGAATATGGTGTATCAGATTTACCTGCTTTGAAATCGTCTAGAGGTATAATATCCCAAGCAGTCATTCTTACGAACTCAGTCTGTTCTTTTGTTATAGTACCTTTAACTGCTTTATTGAGAATACCATTACCAGTCTTACGGTCTAAGGTATTACCATCTTCATCAAGCACGATTAACTCACCATCGATAACTGCGTTAGATATATTAGATACGTTATCAAACCATCCGTGTAACTCAATGTGCTTACCGTTACGACTACGAACACTAACGTTACCATCATTGTCAAAGATTATGTTTGCACGCATACCGTCCATTTTAGTCTGGGCATAGGCAGGGAATTGGATATGTTTGAAGTTCTTTTCATTCATCGCACCTGCTAACATACAAGGATACTTCTCGATGAAGTCCTTACCATATACTTTATTAGCAGTTGATGTATGAATACCACACTTTAAGTCTTTTCCGATTACTCGTTCAATAACCTCAGCATCATTAGGACTTACAGATCGTAGGACTAGTCTTAAATGCGAGATGGCATCATTACCAGTAACAGATCTAGATGACAGTTGTTTTAATTCGGTTAATGCCCATTCAAGACTTTCGAACTCACGAAATTTAACCGTGATGTAATCAGGGATCTTCCTGATATAGTATTGAGTATATGGGTCGAGGGATGCTTTGACGACTTTCCTAAGAAGTTCGTCATCCTTGTTTCTTTCTAGAACATCTATTTTAAATAAACGTCCATTATCACTTGCACATTCTTCTAATATTTCACTAACACTCATAACACATTTCCTTTTTTATCGTCTATACTAAGTATTATACCCTAGTTTGACTCAAAAGTCAAGCGTTATTTTAGAAGTAGTGGAAAGACATAGTCATACGGAATACATCATCAGTGCAAGAGGTGTCAATGAATGGTTCTTTAACGTTAAAGAATACTGCACGGTTATCTTTAGAGTATATTTTAGAACCATCACTCAGTTTAGTATATCCGTCATTAGCATTGACAAAGAACATCATACACTTATGTTCGAATGCGAAACTTTGAGTTGGTGCGAATTCTACAACTTTGTCACTCTTTGAGAATAGGTTTGCCCTTATCTGAACGAATGATGCAGGGTTCATTTTGCTTATGAATTGTCCTAACTTGTTGTGATACTTACTACAAAACCCATAGTTGTTATAGAACATATGGGTGAAGTAATGTAAGTCATCACGGTTTGTGTCGTGGTTATGATACCAGTCAAACTCACCGTTGAGTAAAAGTTTTACTAACTGATGATAATCATTTAATTCTAAAAAATCATCAACAATTCTATAATCACCAGTTACCTTTTTTTGTAGAATTGCGTCAGGATTAACAGTTCTTTCATCACTCATCTTCTTCGTTTATGACTTCGAGGATTCCTTTATCTATCATATCATCTACGACAAAATTCATTCCATATTCTCTACCACGTGAATAACCTACTGCATATGAAATGGTTGTTGATAATGCTACAAATATTAAAAATATTACAATCCAAAGTTCTATCATTTACGACTCCTTGATGAATGTTCCTTCTGGTGTTAGATAACCTTTACGGTCTTTAATCTCATCATATGCTTGGTTAATACACTCATCCATTTCAATTCCATAGGTTAAGCATACTCCACGAAGTGTTACATAGATATCACCAACGGCATCCATAACATCGTGAACGTTATTCCTATTTAGTGCGTCGAACATCTCAGTGACTTCTTCCAGAGTCTTAATTGCTTGACTCATTGCTTTACCGTTCTCAGTAATCCCTCTATCATCAAACCACTTATCAATATGTATATCTTTATTACTCATTCAATTCTCCAATTTATTTAAAAAGTCTGATGTTTTCATTGCTCTTACGTTTCCTGCTCTCACACTCTTACACGTTTCAATCTTCTCATCAGGTACAACGAATATGACTGATGTTCCTAGGTTCTTACTCGCATACCATTCAAAGTATTTCAATCTAAAATAGTTGTCTTCTTCACGTGCATGAGTTTCAGGTCCATAGTTCTTACTATCTTTATAGACATTATCTACAGAGTCTTCACCCGCAAGTATAAAGTCGAACCCAAGCAAGTATAATAGGTTGTGCTTATGTTTAATAGCATAGTCCATAGCAATCATTCCAGCATTGTTACGTCTGCGGTTGGGATTATATTCAGCACTTTCCCAACGTTCTTCTTCAGCAGGGATGATTAAGTTTCCATTATCAACTTGTTCTTTATGTAACTCATTAATCATTCCATTATCAATTGCAACTAGATAATCCCATTTGTCGAAATCTCTATACAATGCATTACAACCATATAGTGGTGCTTTACCTACTAACTTATGTAAGTCAATATCATTACGACTTGGTCCATTGCCAATGATGATTGCTGGATTAATTATACTCATTAAATCAGTTATGTATCCAACTCGTCATAATATATTTCTCTCCAGTTAATGGAGGGTTTCCTCTATGAGTATGGGTGTAATTGCAAGGAAATATTGCTAACGTGCCTTTCTTCGATTTCACTCTCATATTTTTATATAAGAATTCCGTTTCACCACCTTCAAAGTCGTCATTCAAATAGATTATCCAAGTCAACACCCTAGATGCGACATAACCTGAATTATTCTCGTAATGCCATACGTGGTATCCACCTCCAGGCAAAGTCTTTTGCACTTTATATGCATATAAGTGATAACTTAATCCATGATCAATCAACGAAGAATAATGGTCTGTATATTCCTTGAACGCATTGTTCCAAAAATTTTCAATAAAAGATTTATTTCGTTCGTCAAGTTTATCGTTTCCTGTACAATCAGCAAGATTTATTCCCATCGAATCATCTTTTTTTATTGTCCCAGGACTGTTCTCTGAGTCTTGCCTATTAAAAACAAACCCATTCTTTTCTTTATTCTTAAACAACTCAATGAAGTAATCACACTCATCGTCTGATAAGAAGTGATCGAAAATACCTACATCATTAATTAATTCCATATTAGTCCTTTAACCTTTATCCATATTAAACGTTTATCTTGCTTTCACCAGTCTTTAGAAATGTTTGGGAATGCTTCTGCTACTAACTTACGTGTTAATCCATTGAATGGCAGTTTACCTTCTTTCATTCCGATTAATACTTTAGCATCACGTGGGTCTACTGACTCAAGCATATCAATAAAGATTTGCTCACGTCTTGTTTGCTTTAGGTTTCTTTGAGTTTCTGAGTTACCCTCAACGAATAAGTATATCCGTCTCAACTCAGCAGCCAGTCCTGCTTCTTGGTCTGCAGCATCTGGTAATGGAGTATATGGGGGAATTCCTTCAGGTAACAACCACTTGATACGTGGGTCATACGTATAACCCAGAATAGTCTTTAACGAAGCACTACTATAATGATGAAGTACTGCTATCTTTTCTGCTTTCTTCTTAGCATTGTGGACCTCTTTAAAAATCTCATAAAATGTTTTATTCATTCAAAACTCTCCAATCACATCCATCAAGTTCTTTAATTTGTTCTTGATGAAATAGTTCAATAGTCCTCTACGTTCAGGGACTTTATAATTCTCAAACTGGTTGATAATCTCAGAAGATATCTTATTAGGAATCATTTCTAAATCAACCAATTGCTCATTCCTTTTGAAATTGCGCATCATATTATCATCACAAAACTCAGCAGGTTCTTGTTTCAACCAAACTTCAACTTTCTTCTTAGCAATAGCAGTCTGCCTAGTCTTACTAATAATAGCACTATCATCAGATAAGAAGTTAGGAATACCATCACCTCTATCGCCTCTAATGATATGCTCCATTAGGAAGTCCTTAGGATTATCAATACGCAACCACTTCTTAGTAATAGGACTATATTGATCAACGTTAGCAAACTTCTGCAACTGACCAAAGTCTTTATCACTTGATAAGATTAAGTTTCTTTCAGTAGAATCATTATTTAGTACAGTTCCAAAATGCTTTGAAAGGACTCCAATAACGTCATCTGCTTCTGCTTTCTCTACTCCAATAACCTTGTAAGGAAATACGGTAGCAATCTCATCACGAATCTTATTGAGCACACCATATACTTGACTCCAATCAACTGGACTCTTATCACGACTTTCCTTACGATGTGCCTTATAGTACGGAAAGATATCTCTACGCCAATAACTTCTATCATCAACACAGATAACTAACTCACCATACTTCTTACCATATGAGTTCTTAAACATTCTCAGACTATTTAAAATCATATGACGCATCATACCTTCATCTACAGTTGTTTGTGTCTTGCCTAGATGTACCATTGTGTTTGAAATCATTACCTGACTAAAGTCGACGAAAATCAAATCTTACCTCGATTTACATCATCCATTTCTTTAGTCCAAACGCCACCGATATCTGGATATACAACACCAATGTTTCGTTTAACAAACCCATCTGCATCATATGCCATAGCAGTACAAACTTGAGTTACCTTATGTTGTTCTTCAGCACCAGACCGTAATGCGACATAATCACCATTCTCTAGATAATATTGTAACTGACGAATATAACCTTGAATGTTATTCATCCTAGACAATGCTTTATTATCACCCTTACGATGATTATAACGTTCAGTCTTTAATAACTCACGTTGATGTTTAATCCAACCTTTAACACTCTTCATTGAGAGTTGGTCAGAATCATCAAGTGCTAACACGTTCGGATGAATATTTTTATATTGTGGTGGATTCTTTAAGGCACGTGCCTTTGCTAATCTATCACCTGCTTCTTGCTTTTGTTCTTCAGTCATTTTCCTACCCACCTTTTGACTCCTTTATAATTGCACCTAATTGACGATATAACTTGTTGTACTTAAATTCCCAACTCTCAGCAACTTTACGTTCTTCTTCATAAAGAACCTTGTAGTCTGTCCTTTTGAATGTTGTTTTAATCTTCTCTTTTAAATTTGCCCAACTGCTCATAGTTTCTCCTTCAAGTTATATTATACTCTTAATTGTGATGAAAGTAAAGTTTACCGTTTAATATTTTTCAACATATCAGTCCACTCTGCTGCACGTAGATCCCAATTATAGAAATTATCTACCCAGTTTTTCTGGAACATTAACTTCTTTTGTAGATTTGGATCGCGATGTTCAATGACTGATTGATATAGTTGATTGGCAAATACGTTTGCGTGTTCATTCATATCTTCATTGAATTGATACATACGAGCAAAGTTACCAGTAGTTTCTGGAAGTGCTGCGAAGTTAGGACATACTACTTCACAACCTGCACTCATTGCTTCAATAGCAGAGATACAACTTGTTTCTGGCCATACACTAGGGTATGCATAGATATGTGCTTCTTGTAATGCACTACGAACAACGTCATTAGATTGATAACCGTGATACGTCATTTGTGGGTGTTGTCTAATTTCCTCAAACATTTCTTCATAAGGTTTATCTCGTTCTTTCCAACCATATGCTTCGAACGATGAGAACACATCTAGATGAATTTTATCACCGAATTCTTTAGCAATTGCATTAACTGCAGCAACAACAAGATTCAATCCACGATGCGGAGTAGTGTGATAGATGATACGAATAACATCCTTATCCTTTTCTTTATACTCGATTGGGTCAATAGCATTTCTTAATACAGTAGCATTAGCATACGGAACACCCAATGCTAAGTTATACGTTGCTAGTTGATAGTTTGATACGAATACAAGTTTAGCAAACCTATCTCTGCTCTCTTGTTCTTTAAGGTGTTGTACTTCCGGATCGTCCCAAGTATCGTGTAACCATAACACGTTAGGTTTATCCTTATCAAGAACACTCACTCTAGACTTAATAATAAAGAACTCATCAAGTAAATCATTATCTACTCTTTCGTATAGTGCTTTATTCATTAACTCAGTACCACCCATAGCACCATCATACGTGCCGTCTTTAGATGGACCAAGTTCTACTGTTTCAGTATCGTTTACAATATTTAATGACATTATTTTTCCTTTATAATTGTTGTAATGCTTCTTTATGGGTTATCGCATTATTTATTTTGAATTTATCAAATATATTTTCCATTTCCTCTAATGACGGGGATATATTTTCGTATCCAAGGTTGCTGCCAGTACCCATTAAACCTAAACCCTCTGCAATTGCCATATAACTTTCACAATTCCATATTCCGCCATCTTCTTTAGTATTGATGTTTATAGTCTTAAAGTCGTTATTTGATAGTAATTCCAATTTAGAACTTAATTTCTTTGGAATTGGGTGCTTATCTCTGAATTCCTTCCAGAATTTAGAATCTTGCCTTTTTGTTAAGTAGTGCATATATATGAATTCCTTTACTGCTTCATACTCATCGGACATTCTTTTGTTGAATGATTTAATATTGGATGTTTGTTCCTTCGAATTCATATTATTAACATAATTTAATAAGTATGATAAGGTGTCTGTCGTCATCGCAATCGAAGTTGATTCTAATGGTTCAATGAAATTCGAAGACAACCCTAAACCAATACAATTTTTAACCCAAATATTCTCATACCTCCCAGCATCAAAGTGTATGGTCTTATTAACTGCTATCTTCTTCCCGAGAAATTCTTCAACTTCTTGTTGTGCTTCTTCTGGGGTAATATAATCTGAGTCGAAAACATAACCTGCTCCGATTCTATCTTGTAATGGTGTGTTCCACATCCAACCGTTCTTCATTGCGATTGCTGAGGTGTATGGTTTTATATCGTATTCATTTTCTAAGAAAAATGGGATGGCACATTTCATAGGTAAATACTCTTTGTATGAAACCCACTTTTCATTATAAACCCCACCAAGAATTAATCTCGCCATACCACTACAATCAAATACGAAATCAGTGTCGACAGTTTCTTCTTCTAAAAAAATTTGATTGATATAACCATTTTCGTCTTGAGAAACACCTTCGAAATTGCCGTCAACAAATTTAATACCTCTACTTTCAGCAACTTCTTTTAAATACTTTGAAACGTTATTGGTATTAAAATGGAACGCATATGTCACATTATTTAAATCTACTTTATTTTCGTATGAAATTCTGGGGGAATAGAAATAATCTTTAAACTTGATACCCTTATTGATTAATTGTTTTTGATAATAAGGAACACCACAATCGTGTGTGAATATTGGAAGGATGTTGGCATTTGATATCACTTCGCCCAAATCCCCAGAATATGAAAAATCGTGCAGAAATCTATCCCCATCACCGTTCCAATTTTCAAAACTTATTCCGTTTTTGATTGTTCCTTTAACAGACTTCAACATATGCAATGGGTCTATATCAATCATTCTCAGAAACCCTGGGAAGGATGGTATTGTTGCTTCACCAACACCAATAATACCTTTCTTGCTATTCTCAATAACAGTAACATTCGAATCAACTAAAAACTTTTGTGCCCATAAGGCAGACAACATTCCTGCCGTGCCTGCTCCGAGTACAGTTACATTCTTAATCAACTAAACATCTCCTGCTTCAATAGCATCTAGGTCTGGTCGACTCTGAAGAGTACGTTTTCTATGACTACTAGTACCCACGCCACTAATAAACTCGGTTGCGTGAGGAACTTCTTCTTTTCTTGCTCTTCTAATTTTACTTGTTGAAGATAACTCGCTGTTATCTGGAGCAACACCTTCAAACTGTCCAATACATTCAGAACATAATTTGTGTGGCAAATCACCGTGCTTCAATTGGTCTTGAAGATCGCAATCCTTACCATCGCAAAATTCATAACAGTTTCTTTCTTCGTTGAACTTGTAGTTTTTATTCATAATTATTCCTCGTTTAACTTATATTATACCCGTATTTAGACAAGAAGTAAAGTTTTAAACTGTATATCCTTGCTCTCTTAACCGTTTCTTCCACGGACCACCTTTCTTTTGTTCAGAGTATTGTTTGAATACCCAACCAGCAGTTTCCCTATCATTGATTAAAGAAAGTGCTTCAATAATCTTTAATACTTGTGCTTCTTTTAAACTATTAATATTCATAACGTTTTAATCCCTAGTGCATAATTTTCTGCAGCATCCTCAACATAATTCAATGCCTTGCCAGGAAACTGTTCTGTGTTAAAGATATTACCTCTTTCATCGAAGTATATTATGTAATGTTCTTTTGTCTCTGGGTTTTGTCTAACTTGGGCAAACGTACCGTCTGCTTTATAGTATTCTGATATTTCCATATTCACCTTATTATGTCAATGTTACAATCATTAGACCAAATCTCTATATCATTTCTGATTCGGTCTTGCTCTTTTAGTTTATCATATCTCTTAGTTGCTTTCTTTTTCCACCAAGATATAATATTACCTAATTCAAATTTGTCATAACTATCCGACTTCTTAATCTCAGTCGCACCGTTTACAACATCAACATAGTTCTCTATGCCATAGTTCGATACATAATACCGTTTCTGTTCTATTAAGTTCTTTGACTTCTCGATAACCTTATTGAATTCTTTTGTTTCTTCTTTATCAAGTTGTTTCTTAATAGCACCAAGTATGGTATAAGTTGCTTTCATCTTCGGACTTGATTGGTCCCAATCTATTTTATGCCCTGATATTTTCAACAACTCATCAAATGCATCACCTATAATCGTAGGCATAAAATTACTCTCAGTCAAACCCTTATTCTTTAGAAACGGTTTCATTCCATCATACTGACTTGACGATTTGCTGTTACCATATAGAGATGTCGTTTCAAACATTACTATATTAGATCCATACTTATCATCAATCATTTTCCTTACAGTATGAGAACAGCATATACCTGCTAACAACTTACCACCTAGATAATTAAACCCAAACGGTTGAGCAGGAACTACAACGAATCCCATAACAACACTCTTATTGAATGGATCTAAGTCAGGCACTTTACCTAATAACGTATTCCTTGGTTTACAATTAATAACGGGTGAACCCAATCGAATAAACCCTACAAACTTATTAGTGTTTGTTTCCTTAATCGCTAACTTGATTTGCTTTCCTGGAATAGATGTCATATTAGTATGACTTGAGATGATGTTGATATAGTTATCCCATACATTAGTTCTTAATTGAACAATCTCAAAATCCATATCATTAGGTGAGATTGAGAAGTCCGTAAACAAATCATTTTCAATTCCCATTCCTGGCAGTGACGCAGGCATTAAATCTACCTTTGCTAACTTCTGCCTTCTGATGTAATCTTCAATGTTATCAAACTCATCAAAGTAATTCTTTATAACATCAACACACTTTAGTGCATCGTCTTTTGTCATTTCATTAAGTAATTAATTATTGCGTCGTGTATGTCTGGAGTTCCCCAAAACAAAACCACCGTAATAGTGATAAACATCCAAACTGCTGCATCTGCACTCATTAGTAAAAATCTCCGTCATTATAATCAGTTGAGGAATAATCTTCGTTCCTTTCTTCGTTCGCTTTCTTCCTTAATACGGCACAGAGGTCTTCATACCGTCCGTGTACAGACTTTAATTCTGTCTCCAACTCATTAACCTTATTGGTTAGATCGGTTATCTTCTCCTCGTATGCCTCAAATGCATCTTTTAAAGCACCCATTCTATATAACCTTTATTGTTTTTAAATTCGTAACTCTCGTTTAAACATGCAGCATTGATGTGTGTCGTAATCTCGCCGTAACCATCTAAGATTTGCTCAGGTGGTGTATGAATATGCCCACAGATATGTACATTAGGATTATTGGCATCAATCCAATTATGCAATCCCTTAGAACCAAGTCTAGCACTTAAATCGCCCGTAGGCATAACAAATTGGTCAAGAAAGCCATAGGCAGGTCCGTGTGTAATAAGAACATCAGTATCTGTTGGAATCTTTCTCCAAATTTCTGTATCTTCATAATCATTATGTAATTGAAATGCCCAGCCACAAAATGCAGGGGTCCAAGGAGAACCATAAAAGTTAATACCATCAATAGTACAACCTTCATCTTGTAAATAAGTTATTGTTGGGTATGCGTCTAACACAAGTTTCATTCCTTCTGGATTGTCTTCGAATATTCTATCGTGATTACCAGCAATAAAGATTTTATGCTTATAATCTTGAACCTCAAACCAATTAAGAAAATCAATAGCATCATCCAACCCATAACCAGAACTCATAAAGTCACCGGCGTGTATAAGTACATCTCCGCCTGGTAAGTTTAGTTCTCTGTGTTTAGTATGCGTATCTGATATTATATGTAGATTCACTTAGGTTCCCATCCAACAACAACGTCTTCGTCTTCAATTAGATTGATACGTTTCTCTAAGAACTGAATCTTATTAAACATATCTTGATTTGTCAACATCATTGTCTCAATCAAATCGGATAGTGATGAAACTTTGTCATCTATCTCCTTACCCATAACCATAATATCGTCTAACGTATCGCTCACATTTTTCATATTTTCCCTTTTATTCAATCAATACCTATATTATACCCTACATTCAACCAAAAGTAAACCTTTATTCAACATATTTTTGATATTCTTTGTACTTCATATATTCCATAACACCCATTAAAAGTGACATACCAAATACAACACCGAGTATAAACATAGCCCATAACAATATCATTTCTTTCTCCATTTAAAACCAAAGCATAACTCTTGCATCTTTCTATTAAACCAATTAGGTTCATTGCCCATAGTTGGATTAAGTATTAAATCTGGAGTGAGGTAACATTCCCAATTGGATGGTTGATTAACTTCAATACCTTTAACTGTTACTTCCCCTGCTTCAATATCACTTAAGTCCATAACATTTAAGTCCATAACGAACTCCTAATTTTAACAAGTCTAATAAGCATCTTCTCATCTTCTTTAAGATTATCCTTCTCAATCTTATTTGATTTGATTAACCACTTCTTCTGAAGTTTCTTTAACTCTTTAGTATCTAAATCATCTCTAAAGAAGTTATCAGCATCGTCACCATAAACCTCTTTCTTTACTTTATGATATGCTTCCCATTCTTCCATAGCATCGTCTTGTCTATATGGTCTTTGGTTTGTCCACCAATCATATAATTCATATTGTTCCCTGGCATTAGCAGATTGTGTCTTATTACCTTTCCAAGAATCATCATTATCTAATCCCATTTCCCAAAGTAGATGAGACACTCCAGGTTGCTCAGACTTGTTGTTGGTTTCTTTCTCGTGCCAAGTCC